CCGGCCCTGGCAACGATCTCGGACACGACCGTCGCCACATCAATGGCATTATCCGCATCGTTGACCCAGCTCGCCAAATTGGCGACGGCGCTTGTCTTGGCGATGTTCTTGACGCGGTTCGCCGGGTCGGACCAAGCGGCGGCATCGTCAACATCATTGCCGTAAATATTGATGTTGGGCGAGCCCTGGACGGTCGCGACGCGAACGGTCAGCGTGGCCGAATTGATGGTTGCGCCTTGGGTGACCGATACGGTCTGGAACCGCAGGCCGGCATATAGCCGCACACTGGCGTAGCGCCCGACACCGAGCGCCGCGCCGGTGCCGCCGAAATAATAAAAGCTGGCGCCGCTTGCGACCCATATCGAATAGGCGTCGTCGGCGCCAGCGGTGATGCTTTCATTGACCGTCGGGTCGATTGCGACGGGCCAGCTCACCTCTTCGGACCAGGAGACCCGCTTCTCCCGGCGAAGGCCGCCCAAAGACGTGGCCCGTCCGGTCCACTCGACCTCAATGGTCCCGGATTTTGGGTCGCGCCGCTCGATCAGCTCCAGCCGGCGCCCCGCCGCATCGCGCCCGGAGAGCGGAAGAATCAGCCCGAGATCGCCAGATACCCGCCATGACCATTTGCGCGGCGCCTCCGGCGAGTGCAGGAACAGCAATGTCGAGCAGCCGGCCGGCAGGGGCTGGATGACATAGTCGGTATCCTTGCCGACTTCGGGCCATTTCAGCAGCCCGCCTTCGGATATCGGCTTGCCGACTGCGCCAAGCAGTTCAACCTCGACCTGCTTGCCGGATGGGGAATTGTAGTAATAGGCCGGGCGATCGTCGGCGATGCGCAGCGCATAGGCGCAGTCCTTGACCAGATGCAACTTGCGCCGTCGGTCAAGCTTGGGCGTCAGATCGACATCATGCAGAGCGCCATCGCGCTCAAAATGCATGGGCTGCTGGCCGATCTCCAGCCGCCTGCGCCCTCCACCCAGGTCAAAGGTCTTAGAAAATCTCGTGCGCTTATCGGTAAGCTCACGCATTGACGAATCGGGCCTTTTGCATCTGCGGGATAGCGGCCGCCTTCTCGACATCGATCGGCCAGCCATTATAGGCGAGCCGGCTGAACACCCCGACAGGGTCGCGCAGCGTGTCGTGATATTCGACGACATCGACGGAGCGGAAGGACTTGCGGTCCTTCAGAACCTCGACAATCCCGTCCATCGCCTTGTCGAGATCGGGGAATTGCCTCGCGGCGTAGTCGGTGCCAAAAAAGGCAAGCAGCGAGACCCGGATCTCCGCCGCCGGGCGGCGCATGAACACGACGCGGTAGTCGCCGGGCGGCAGGCGGATGATGCCGCCCCAGAGGCATTTCACCAGCTTGCCGGGATAGCGCGCCTCCAAATCGCCGCGCAGGTAGTCGTCGCCGTCCAGCTCGTAATAATTGTCATTGGGAAGATAGTCCGGCTGCCCCCAGCGCGCGTTCATCTCGGCGGTGCGCTTATCGGAATAAACCGCCTCAAGGCCGCCGGCTTCAAGCGCCTGCATAGCCATCGAGGTGCCGCAGCGCATAAATCCCGATACAACATAGAGCATGTCAATCTTCCGTCACGCTGCTCCCGGTGGTAATCCTCGGCGTCACCCCGGAGCCGACATTCACCTCGGGGCTCAGGGCGCCCGAGTAGAAGATCTTGCCGCCGGTCGAGGCGGATGCCATCCCGAACGCGGCGTGAGTCAGGGTCATGGTCGTGGTGGACGCCGCCTCGGGGAAGGAGATCGCCGAAACTGGCGAGGCCGACCCTCCGCTGACGACGAACCCGGCCGTCGAGCGCGTCACCGCGATCCTGGTATATCCGGAATAGTTCGCCTCATTGGTGCCCTGGGTGCCGGTGTCGCCGGGATCGCCGGTGTGCAGCGAGGCCCAGATCGAATTGATGTTCGTGCTCGCGACGGCCAAGTCAGTAATCGTTACGCCCTGTAGCAGAAGCGAAAGCAAATCTGCTTCATATGCATCTGATTTTGACATTAAGCGGCGATCCCTTCAATGATATCCCGTCCGCCCGAGGAAATCGAGGCTCCGGTAATCTTTCCAGATTTGTCTTTCTCAATCTTGACCTTCTTCGGCCGCGTCACGGCGTCCTCAATATTGGACATCTGCATAGCAAGGCGGCGCAGCATCATGCGCAGATCCTGCATTTCGGCGCTGAGTGAGGCAACCATGTCTTCCGCTCCTGGGCCTGCGCCCGCGCCGCCAAGGGCCGAGAGCGCGCCGCCCATATCGATGCCGGCCGGGATGTTCGCCGTGCCGCCGCCGGGGAGCGGCATTGGCGTCGGGGCAGGCGCGGCTCCCGCTTGCGGCGGCCCCGCCGGAGCGCCCGCGCCCTGCGCCGCAGCGGCCTTGCCCGGCGGCGTGATCAGCCCAAGCGACTGGCCGGCCTTGCCGACCTGCTCGGCGACGCCTGCGCCCATGCCGATCTGGGAGATGGTCTCCTGGGTGGCCATGGCCTCGGCGCTTGCCTCGGCGTCGGCCTCGCGCTCCTCCTGAGTCTTGCGCCAGGCGGCCGGGCCGCCGACGCCGCGCACGGCGTCGCGCAGCCCCTTGTCGAGATGCACCGGCGCCGAGCCGCCAGCCTGGGCGATCGCCGCCTCGGTCTGGGCGCCGACGGTCAGCACATTGCAGGTGTCGAGGAACTGCTCGACCAGGAGCCGGCTTTCGGCGGTCTGGATCGGGGTTTCGAATTCCCAGGTGGTGTCGGCTTCCGACAGCGCGTCCGGCATCCGGCTGAAATCGATCTTCTTCATGTTGACCAGCAGCGCGAACACGATGTCGAGCATGCGGGCGTTGTATTCGACCTGGATCGGCTCGAAGATCGGCAGGAGATTGCGGACATGCTCCTCCAGCCGGCGCGAGACCTCGAACGCGGTCATCTCCTTCAGCGACGCCTCTGGAAGCGTGAGTTTGTCGATGAAGAACGCCTTGGACAGAAGCTCGCGCAGATCCGCGCGCATCTGGAAGGCGACGCGCATATCGGCGTCGAGCTTGATCACGTCCAGCGCATCGGTCAGCTTGGCGTCGTGATCCATATCGACCCAGGACAGGCCCCCGGCCGCGATATTGGGCTGGCCGATCACGGCTTCCTGCTTGCCGATCATCGGCGGATCGATGGCTTTTTCGCCCGACTCCAGCAGGATCTGCGAGAGCATCTGCGCCATGCGGCCATCGGCAAGCGCCGCCATGGTCGCCGGCGAGAAGGCGTATTGGGTGCCGGCGAGGCGCTGCCAGCGCGGCACCACATAGTTGAAGGTGGGCAGGCCGCCCTCCTTGATGATGCAGCAATTCTCCACATCGATCACGCAGCACACGAAAGGCAGCTTGATACCCGCGCCCTTGCCCGGCGCCTCGCCGAAGGTGTTGTATTCTTCGGTCGGCATGGTGACGTAGCGGATTTCAAATTCCCGGTTCGGCTCCTTTTTCGCGGCCCTGACGATGGTGTCGTGCAGGCGCTTCTCGCCGAACATGCGCTTCATCGCCCGCGCGCTCATCTTGGCGCGCCGGTGCAGATGATCGACATGGCCGAGCTGATTGTCCAGCCAGACGCAGTCCTTCAGATGATGGGTGCGGAAATACAGGTGATCGCGATCGACCGGGCTCTCCTCGATCGACATCACCCCTTGACCGAAATTCACGTAAAAACGATCAAGTTCCTTCGTCGCCCCGACAAAGCCGGTCTTGACCTTGTACATCTCCCGGCGCATGGTCTTGCCGAGATATTCCAGGAACTGGGCATTGGCCTCGTCGGCGTCGGTCTCGTCATCCCCGGTTGAGGATTTGAACCATTGCTTGCCGCTCGGGCGCATGCTCGCCGCGAGCTGATTGCTCAACTCGCGGCTGACCTGCTCGGGAAATCCGTCCATGCGGTCGGACGCCCAGTCCTCGCCAAGCTCCAGGGGCGACTGGAACTCAGCAAGGTCCGGGCAGAAATTCCAGGCGATTTCCTGGTCGAGACTGTCTTTGGGCTTGCGCTTGTCGAACAGATGATTGCCGAGATCCAGCAGCTCTTTCGCGCGCGCGTCCTTGTAGGAACGGGCCAAGGGATCACCTTCCCAGGTAGGAGGTTCCGTCGCTGCCGCTGGTCAGGTCGGTGGATTCGCGGCCGCGCTGAGCCATCAAGGCGTTCTGCGCTCGCTTTTTCGCAGCGAGCGCAGCTTCGTCATCGGGAACCGGCATGCGCGTGACCGGCTGCGGCTTGGGCATTTTCGGCTTGCTCGCCATCGATGTCTCTCAATTCTGGGGAGGGGGATGGCGCGGAAGCGCCGAACGGGCGGGCTTAAGCCGCCGCAGCGATCTCGGCCGGAGCGGCGAGGCCGATCTTGGTCAGCCAAGCATAGGTGCGGCCGTTGACGATGGAGGAGATGGTCGGCGTGGCGACCTCGAACTGCTTGGCGAGGCTGGTCATGGTGACGCCACCAGCTCGATATGCCGCGACAATAGCCAAGACTTGATCATCCGTCAACTTGCGCTTTCCGCGAGACTTGCCCCCACGAGCGGGTTTGCGCGCAATCTTTTCTTCGCCGTTCGTCACGGCTTTCTTTCTCGGCATAGATTTTTCCTGATTTTGACGTTAAATGGTCTGATTTGAATGTTATATAGGGCGATAAGTGTTTGGGGAATATAGAATAATACATGTATGCTGCGACAATTGGTCGCGTAGCGAGATTTGCGCTTGCTATCGGCCGCGACGGCGCTGGAGCGGGGATTTGTCCCGCGTGGTCTGGCTATAGGAAGGGAGGACTTTGCGGCTGGAGGATTCGGCGCTGTCGCGCTTGCGCAGGGCGGCATTGCCTGGGGCCCAGGCGTAAACCACGCTATCGCCCTTGCCTGGCGACCGGCCGAGCTTCTTGCGGATGGAGTCCTTGGATTCGATCTGGATACCGTTCTTTTCGACGGTATAGGTCGGCGTTGTCAGGTCGGCACGCAGCTCGGCGCTGGGCGGCAACTCAATCTGCGATCCGCCCGGCTGGTCGGGGTCGAGCGCCTCGCGGAACTTCCACCACACCTCAGCGCGTGCATTGACGAATTTCAGCTTTCCGGAGGCGTCGCGGCCAACGCCCATATGGTTGCCGTTGAAGGCGACATAGTCCATTTCGTTGTCGCGCAGGCGCAACACCGTCTGCCCGGCATAGCCGCCGCCATGATCGACGACAATCACCGCATGATCGCGCCGATACCGGGCGATCAGCGCCACCGACATTGATCCGTCCTTGGTATCCTCGCCCTTAACGGTGACGATCTCGCCATAATGGAAGTCGTAGCGCATCGCCAGCTCGGCACTGTCGCGGCCGCCGCCGGCCGGATCATAGGCCATAGCGCTCATCTTCTTGCCGCGCTTGCCGTCAGGCTTCCAGCGATTCTGCGCGGCGATCACCCAGTCGGTGGGGATCACCTGATTGGCAGCATCCGATCGCCCGGCCATGAAATTGCCGTCGCGAAACGCGCTGCGCATCGGCTCTGGCATGGCATCAAGCGTTGCCCGGTAGCCGCTGTTGATCAGATAGGGATTGTCGGAGAGGCGCGAGGGGATGAAGCTGCGCGACTTCGGCTCGTAGGTCTCTTTCTTGCCGGCGACTGTGAACTCCAAGGGCTCCGGCCCATCGACCTCCTGATCCTCGCCGTCCGGATTGGTGATGAACCAGCGCAGCTCGCCATGCTTGGCCGGGTTGGGATGGGTCAAGTCGAGCCAGGGGCGATATCGGCGAATGATCCAATCGCCAGAGGAGTCGATCGGCGGGTTGGAGACCAGCAATGCGCGGCATCGCTGCGGCGTGCCGTCCGGATTAAGCCGAGTAGATCTCAGCCATCCAAGATGATATACTATCTGAGACTCAAGATGAGTTACAGCCTCATCGAATACTTTCAAGTCGTAAGGCTGGCCTTGAAAGCTGGATTCATCGCCGGGATCTTTGTGGGCGCCAAAGATTATTACGCGCTCATCTTTGGTTCTGAGCCTGGGCGGAATGGCTCCAGAGAAGCCATCCCTAGTTCCATTGATTTCTATTGCTCGATCTACCAAGCCGCCTATATCAACATACTGTCTTCTGAGTATCAGTGACCTGTAGTGCTGAGTAAATGCTAGGCCCAATGCTAGATCCGACTTGCCGCCGCCCGCGCTTCCTCCGAATAATAACTCATTCGCCGGGTGAAAATACGCGGTATACTGTGGCCCTACTGTAGGAAGCCAAATAGAATTGGCCTGCTCTACTACGCTCTTCTCAAGCTCGGCGATCTCAGCGGGCGACATCCCGCTGAGTCTCTTCATGACTTGATCGAGAAGGCTCTCAGACACGAGCGCCCTCGCCGTCGAGGCCGTTGACGAAATGCGGCACCGGCGTCGATGCCCAAAGCGAGGATTTCGCCATTGCCTGCGGGGCCTCTTTCAGCGCGAGATTGCGCTCGGCGGCCCGCTCGATCAGCTCCTCGACCGCATCGTTCCCGGTGGAGACCGGCCGTCCCAGCGGGCCGCCCGGCTCCTGCCCAAACGCCTTCAGCATCTCCATGGCCAGGGGGTCGGAGACGAAGGTCATCCGCACATAGTTCACGTCTTCCAAGGCGCCCATCAGATAGGTGCGCTCGCCAGTGAGCTGGGCGAGGTTGGCGTTGACGACATTGAGCCTGGCTTCCAGCTCGGCTTTGCGGGCGAGGAGTTTCTGGTGCATGCCGTCCTGCTCGCAAAAACCGTAAAGAGGGGTCGGGCGAAGCAGGTCGGACTGACCGGGCACCCAGACCTTGATGTTCCGGTTCCAGGCTTCGCCGGCCCAGAACTGACATCCGGAGCGCTGGTGGGAGTAAATCTCTTCGCTAGCCGACATATCGACGCCGAACAGGCAGATCTCGCCGGGCTGGCCGGAGCGCTCAATCTCGATGATCGCCATAGCAAACATCCAGGCGAGCGAAGATGTGTAGAAGAAGATCGCTTTCGGCCCAAAATAGCGCATTACTTCTTCTTTGGGGTATGGGATAGAGCCTGGAACCGACGGCTCTTTATTGAGCGTATATACGGGGCAAGGAAGGCCGGACAGCCAGTTCTGGTAATCCGGGCTATTCCAGTCCTGAAACTTGGTGTCCCATATGTGAATTTCGAAGTGGCGGCTGGTCCGCTTGAGATGTGGGCGCGCGGCCGGAGAACAGCTCCAGATTTCCCAGGAGAGATCGTCAAACGGCGCAAGCGCGACCGAAGATGGGGCCGAGCCCATCAAACAGATTTTCTTT